GGGCGCAGTCCGGTCATGGCGGTTGCCAATCGTCAGTGATGATCTGGAAGGACAACCACAACACGCGGCAGATTTACGACTTATACGACCCGGCAGATCCACGGTTAGGCAACTGGCCGCCGACTACGGCGAACGGTGCATTGCACGGCGATCAGGAGTGGATAACAGAGTTACGGGATACAGACCGCATTCATGTGACGCCCATCACAGAAGGCATTAAGTCCTACAAGTACCACTGCCGGGGCGGGCTTCCTGGAGGCACAAAGGTCGTTGTGTTCCACGGCGACCCGAAACCGGACAAGGTGAGAGAACCGTGGTTTGTGTGGTAGTCCACACCAGCCCGCTTCCACATCAAAAAGAGTTTGCCGGATACCTTGAACGCGGGTTCAAGCGGCACGGGCTGAGCGTAGAGGTCACAGCCGACATTCACGCAGAAGGCGATATTCACGTTATCCAGGGGCCACACTACGCTTACTCGACATGGATCGGCAAGCCGCGAGTGTTGTTCCTTGACCGCTGCTTTTACGGCGATTCAAAGAAAGACGTTTCGCTGGGCTGGCTCAGGCCGGACGGTTCACGCGACTTTATGAACCACGCCATGCCGGAACCGAATGGGCGGCTACCGGAACTGAAGCCCGAAAAGACCGGCGATAAAACGATTGTCTTTGCCGACTACGGCAAGCGAAATCGAGCGGTTACTGCGGCGATTACGCACGACACTGAACACATACGCTTGCACCCGGCAGAAGGACGCGACCATGGGCCGCTGGAGGCCGTATGGCGGGATTTCGACGTTGCGGTAGGCGGTAGCAGCACCGTGCTGGTAGAAGCGGCTATAAACGGCCTACGCGTGATTTCATACGACCCGCGCCATGTGTGCCAGAACATCGCAGACCGCAGGCAGTGGGTGACGGATTTGAGTTGGGCGCAGTGGCACTACGACCAGATAGCTAACGGCAGGTTTTGGGAACATCTATGTATAGAGTAACGTCCGACAAGGTAACACTGATTACCGCGCCCGCTTCCGAGCCGGTCACGACCACGGAAGCCAAGAATCATCTGCGGGTTGATGTTACCGACGATGACACGCTGATTGGAAGCCTGATAACCGCAGCCCGCGAGTATTGCGAGATTTACACGGGGCAATCGTTCATTGAGCGCACTTACCGCGCTGACCTGTACGATTTTGCGGATGATATTTGGCTCCCCAATGGTCCGGTTACAGCCATATCGAGCGTGAAGTATTACGACACTTCCAGCCCGCAGGCATTGACCACATGGGCCGCGAGTAACTACACGCTCCAGCGTGACATGGTGCGGCGTAATGATGGCGTTTCTTTTCCGAGCGTAGGGACGCAATACGACAACGTACAAATCACCTATACGGCAGGCTGGCTTGACCAGTCCAGCCCACAAGCGGAGAACATACCGCAGGCTGTGAAGCAGGCCCTTCTGCTGATGGTGTCCGACCTGTACGAGAACCGCGAAGCGCAGGTTTTGTACCCTGGGCAGATTCTCGCCAACCCTGTTTATCACGCACTGCTTAACGCTTATCGAGTCTACAGATGAGAGCAGGACGTTTACGTCACCGGCTGGCCCTGCAATCCAAGACCAGTACCCGCGACAGCTATGGCGCTGCGGTGATTGGCTGGACGTTGGTGGATACGGTTTGGGGTGCAATCGAGCCACTGTCCGGGCGGGAATACTTCTCGCAGGAGCAGGTTCAGGCCGAGGCAAAGGTGCGGATTGTGATTCGCTACCGCTCCGGTGTTGACACCACCTGGCGGGTATCGCACGGCGGCAAGTTCTATGATGTTCTGGACGTTCTGAACGAGAACACCCGCAACCGCATGTTGACGCTGATGTGCCGCGAGGGTGTGTCCGAGAAAGTTGGTGATGTGGCAAGCGATATTCCCGCCAACGCACTCTATGACGTTGACGGCAATCCACTTCAGGATGTGGACGGCAATTACATTGTGACGGTGGACTGATGAGCATTAAGACCACGGTCAGTGTAGACGGCTTGAAAGAACTGGAAGCCGCGTTGAAGGAGTTAGGCTCAGAGGTTGCAGGGCAGCGGGGCGGCCTGGTCCGCACTGCACTGATGGGGGCGGCGCTGCCGATATTACGGGAAGCACAGGCACGCGCACCCGTGGACACCGGCAGGCTCAAGGGCGCCATTAAACGGCAGCGGCACAAAAACCCGAAATACCTGAATGAGATTGTTGGTGTAGGGGTTGATCCGGGCCGTACCCGCGATGACCCGAAGGGCGCGTGGTATGGGTTTATTGTCGAAGCGAACAAGCCGTTTCTGCGCCCCGCGTTTGAGGCAAACCGGGAGAACAGCGTCAAGTTGTTCCGCACCAAGTTAGCGGCAGGGATTGAGAAAGCCGCGAAGAAAATTGGCAACAAGAACGCAGCGGCAGTCGGCGCGAGGATTAAGAAACTGTGAGCATAGAAACCACGCTGTATTCCACGCTTGCGGGTAATTCAGGCGTAACGGATCTGGTTTCCACGCGGATTTATCCCAACCCCGCACCAGAGGACGCAGCCAAACCGCTGATCAGTTACATGGTGGTCGCTGGTTCGCGCATTTCAACTTTGCCGGGTGTGGGTGACGCGGTACGCAAGCGGATTCAGATCAACTGCCACGCTAACACCTACAGCAGTGCAAAGGCCGTTGCTGCTGCGGTGGTTGCTGCCCTTGAGGGTAACGGATACCTAGAGCTTGAATTTGACCTGTACTACGACGCGACCACGCAGACCCACACGGTTGCGGTGGACTGGTCATTTATGACCGCATGAACACAACCCAATAACGAGTTTTCCCAGCCCGCCATTGTGCGGGCTTTTTTGTTGCCGGATTCCACCGGCATTACTCACCAATGCCACATACCGAAACTTAGGAGGTAATCATGGCAGCACTTAAAAGTCAGGGTGTCGGAATCTACTTGTCCGATGACGCATCACCTGAAGTATTCACCGAGGTTCCAGATGTTGTGTCAATCAGCGGGCCGGATGGTTCCGCGTCCGAGATTGACGTAACCGCACTTGACTCCACCGCAAAAGAGTTCCTGATGGGCTTGCCGGACGAAGGCACAGTTTCCCTGGATTTGATCTGGGGTGGCGAAACGTCCAACACCCAGCAGGTTGCTCTGCGTACCGCACGCGCCAACCAGACGCAAAAGAACTTCCAGATCAAACTCACCGACAGCCCGCAGTCAACGTATCAGTTCAATGCATACGTTACCGGCTGGAGTCTGACCGCTGGGGTTGACGATGCCGTTAAAGCAACCGTCACGCTGCGTATCACGGGCGCGGTTTCTGTAGTTTAATCAGTAAGGTATAACGATAATGAGCAAATTCCAGACCCTAGACCAATTCCGGTCTAATTTTGGCAGCACGCCTGTAGAGGTTAAGTTGCCGCAGTTCGCCAAGGACGGCGCTTTTTCTGGCGTAACGGTCTTTTTGAAGCCTTTGACTTCAAGAGAGCGGGACAACTTCGAGGCTTCTGTTGTGGGCGTGAACGGTGAACGTGACCTTCACAACCTGCGGGCGCGTCTTGTCGCCAAGTGTTTGTGCGACGAAAAAGGCAAGCCCATCGGGAGCGAGGATGAAATCGGTGATCTTCGGGCCGACTTCGTTGGAGCAGTATTCGACGAGGTTAGAAACCTGAACGGTATGTCCGACGACATCGAAGAAACGGGAAAAGACTAAGCGCGAATCCCCGACTGAAGTTCCGGTTCATTCTGGCGCTTCAGTTGGGGATGACCGTTGCCCAGCTTTCACGGGAGTTAACGGCAGCGGAGGAAGCGCACTGGTTTGCTCTTTACCGTGCCGATCCGTGGGGTGAACAGCGTGGCGACATGCGTTCTGCCCTGCTTGCACAAATCCTATTCAACACCAACGCGCCGAGGGGCAAGGGTAAAAAACTCCAGGACTTCATGTTGTTCGCAGAACGCAAGGAGAAACCTGGTGATTCACCCAAGCAGATCCGGCGCAACTTTGACGCACTCATAGCCGCTCAACGCAAGAGGAAATAATCTTGGCCTCAATCGCTAAACTTGTCGTCAGCCTGGGCGCAAATGTCGCGGGCTTTGAGACTGATATGCAGCGGGCTTCCCGCAATCAGTCCCGGCGCATGAAGCAAATGAAACGCGATGCGGAAGCGGCTGCGAAAGGCTTGGCTATCGCGTTCACTGCTGCTGCGGGCGCTATGACTGCTGTGGTCAGGAGCGCGACCAAGACGGCGGACGAAATGCAGAAGTTGTCTCTGCGTACCGGGTTAACCACTGAGGCACTCAGCCAGTATAAACACGTTGCGGAATTGTCCGGGTTATCGTTCGAGCAGTTCACCAACGGCATCAAGCGCATGTCGCGTAGTATTTCGGATGCAGAGGTTGGGCTGTCCACACAGAAACGCGCATTTGACCGTCTTGGCTTATCCATTGACGAAATTATGCAGATGCAACCTGACCGTCAGTTTGAGGTTATTGCCCAGGCTATGACGGGGCTGGAATCCGCTACGCTTCGCAGTGCTACCGCGCAGGAAATCTTTGGGCGGTCTGGTGCTGAAATGCTGTCCCTGATGGCGTATGGCGAGGAAGGCATTAAGAGTATGCGGGCCGAGGCTGACCGCTTAGGCGTCACCATCGGTAAGGACTTGGCAGACTCTTCTGCACTGTTCAATGACAACATGACCCGCATGACCGCGTTGGCTAAGGGTGCTGGGCTTCAGTTCACTTCCGGCCTGCTTCCTGGATTAATTGGTGTTCAAGAATACTTCCTAAAGAACGCAGATGCGTCTGATCAATTCTCTAAGGCCGGTGAGTGGCTTGCTGATGTAATCAAACGATTGATTGCTGCGTTCATTGTGCTAAAGGGTATTGCCGAGGCATTGGGGCGCGTTCTTGTGGGGGTGGCGACTGCGATATACAACGCATTTAAGGCCATATTCCTAGCGGTTAAACGCCCATTAGACCAACTCGCTAAGGCGCTGGATCAGTTGGCGAAAGGCAATATCAAGGCTGCGCTGAAGGCGCTTGCTGATGCGCCCAAGTCAATCGCTGATGGTTGGGCAGAGGGGGTCAAGGACATGACCAACTCGATCAACTTCATCGGCACAAGCCTGGAACCGGTCAAGGAGTCCATCGAAGAGGCGTTTGAGTTGCTCAACTCAGGCCCGCGTGAAGTGGAGCGTCCACTGTTTGAGGTTGGTGAGGCAATCGAGCGTGTTGGTGATAAGGCGCAAGATACAGCGGATGATATTGAAGAGATCGTTGTAACCGCAACCCGTCTCCCTGATGTAATCAAGCCCGCCATGCAAAAGGCGGCACAGTCAGTAGATGTTCTTTCTACGGCATTTGACGAGGGGATACGCATCCTTGAGCGGTCCTTCTCTTCCATGTGGGA